TTTTTGCGCTGATAATCCACAAAGATAATTTAAAATCACACAAAACATATGCGGTAAACAAATCACACTTGAATTATTCAGTTTATTTGTACAGACAACGACTACAAGCACAAGTCTTAATACCAATTACCTATACACACGATGCTATAGTCACACAAATTCAAAGCAAGCAATGCACTTAAGTAATTAAATCATTTGTTGGAACCCAGAGTCCTACCTCCTAGGTGGCTACAAATGTAAAGCCAGACTGTTTCACAGAATGTAAACAGACAAACATTTAGAAAGATCATTCTTCAAGCAACGGTTTGGGAACAAGGCCTATCTTTGCATTCAATTCAATCATGAACTTGTAACTCTTGTCATCCAGTTGTGAGACATATTGCACAGTTTCAAGGCGATGTTCCTTGGTGACATTCAGAAGGCATATGTGCACGACATGTGCAAGACTTGGATTTAGAGCGGAAAAGACCCATTTCTTTCCAGTGAAGAAACCAATTTTGAACAATCTTGCCAAGCTGTCAACGAGTTCAGAATTCTTGGCTCCGACGACAGCAAACTTGGCTCCATTGACCGTTAATCCAGTTTCAAGTTTTGAATCCCCGCCAATAATGCACAAACGGTTTAACTTCTCCATTTCCTCCCGCCGATTTCGATACTCATGCACACTCATGCTAAAACCAACATCAGTTTGAACAACCTTGGTATCAAGGATGTTAATGGCGCGGTAGCGGGGGTCAGCAAAGTGGATCGGAAGGTGATCGCATGAACGTTGCTCAGCCCAAAATCTTGCGCAGTCCAGCTCACTAGGGGGCAGGTAATCAATTTGCGCTTCTTGCAAAGAACTCACTATGGCACACTTGATACGTACAAAGTAGTCAGTGCCATGTTGAAAAGCCTCTCGCAGTGCATTATCCACATTGACCCTCAGGGCATCAATGGGATCATCACTCCTCTTTAGGTAATACAGTTGAGATTCAATTGACACTGGATCAAGAGGACATCTGAACCAACCTTTGTCGCCTTGAACCCATTTTCGTTTCAAAAAATCAATTTTGTCAAAGGAAGTGAATGGTACCATGACGCCTGTTTTCTGGCCATCAGTGAGTTTGATGCCGAATGGACGCAAGTAACTTGAAATTGTCACTAGATTATACCAATTAGCAACGTTATGAGAGAATGAGACAACATTGTCATCCCCATACACACTCATACACACGTGATGGCGCAAATCAGCATCTCTAGCCAACAGTGGGTCATACTTGCGAGACAAACCAAACCAGGCCATTTTTAAATAAATCTCGTTCACAACTGAATTGATCATCACCGTGAGAGCGAAGCCTGAAGGTGTACCACCTTTGACTTTGTACAAATCCCTTCCAACTATCACCTGACGGTTCAGCACACACCTCAACAAATTTCTGCGGATTACTCGATTGCGAGGCCCATCATCTGCCATGTCAGAAATCATATCCCCGATTCGCACCACCAATTCAACATTTGTATTGGTGTCGAAACCAGAATAATCTCCGCAGAAATGATTAGCATATGCTGAATGCTTCATTGCCATTATGTCCCAGTCGTATGAGAAAGGGTTGATGCCAACCTTGCATGGTAAGTCCGAATGCAAACTCATCATCCACTGCATCCAGAAGAAAAAGTATTTCCTGATAACAAGGTTGAGACAAAAATTCAGCATCTCGAAGATCCTGGTTTTAGGATTCACAAACACCTTGTCCAGTTTGGTCTTCTCATCCTTGGCGCAAGTAATCGTGGTAGTAAGGTAATCACCACGATAGGCAGCTTCTTCAATTTCCGCAATATCCTCAACCCAACTGCCTCTTGGAACACGATGACCTGGGGCTACCTCCTCAAAGAATCGTTCTTTCCCACTTTCATTTCGAGCCCGGTCCAAGACCCAGGGAAAACCCTCTGATGTACCAATGGGGAAATTTTCAGCAAATGGTAATCCGTGGACTCCATTTATTGCCACATCGAGAGAGCAGACAGTCTCAATGGCAAACTTCTCAGGTTTCTTGGTCTGCCACGTATCTAGTATCTCAGCACATGCGAACTGCAAGTCTGATTCCTCACTCCAATCAAACGGACCAACCTCTTTATCAAATTTCCTAATGCCTGCGCTGTAGGGATCATAAGGTGTAGGGGGGCGGGGATCATGCTTTGACAAAATTGTTGGCGCAACCTTGGGATCCCCCAATTTCTGACACAAAGAATCAAAAATTGGACTCTCCTCAATCTGGGATTTTGACAACTGTGGAACAGCTGTACTCACATATCCAATTTTGGACACCATTGGCGTTATCTCTTCCTCAGCATCAAAGTAGATGAATTCTGCATCGTCCGAAGGGCCTTGTGCGACTATCACAGGATTAGTCACAAAATCAGGAATATCTGCAAACCCACTTAAGGGAGGATACTCTCTTCCGTATGTATGCATTCCGGCGATGGCAAGTGTATTATGGCGTTCCACCAGCAGGAGTCTCCCACACATGCCTGCTTTCCCAACGGATTTAACGATCGTGCAATCGCGTTTCTCCCAAACAGTATTATTCAAATCAAACTTGAATTGGTCAACCATGGTTTCCTTGTTTGCTATAACTTTCAAAGGTACTGCGGACAGCAAAGGAGACAGGTTGGCCATGATCCAAGCATTCTCATTGTTGGGCAAGGATTTAGAATAATTAGGAACAAATGCAGTGAAAGCCGGCACAGCAGGAGTCAAATTTGAATACTTGACGCTGGCAAGGTTCCCGAGTATTGTCTGTCCTTGCGAATTCTTATACTGTTCATATTGGATTGCGTCTTTCCGTATGAAACAAGTATATGCGATGTCTTGGGTTCGCAAGAATATCGGTTGCATAACATCGAGCTCATTGATGGTGTGGGTTGTGCACACAATTTTCCTTTCAGCATACGCTACACCATACACAGCAAAAGGCCTCCCAGTAGTGACTGAGAAACCCTCAAGGTGAACCCTGGCTTTCTCACACTTCTCCCAGGCACCTTGGTGGGGAACTTGCACAGACATTTCCCCTTGAGCAGAAAAGGCTCTGACAGATCGTCGCATGGCACGCGATACACGCTCATCTCCACCTGAAGAAGTGCCCTGTGCCAAAGACGAGGAACCAATAAGAGTTGCCAAAATGTGAGTTGGGCTCAGGGAAATTAGGGTGGAAATTTTGTCAAATGCTCGCAGAAGCACACAGGAACCAGCATAAAGAGCTAGGATACCTAGAGAAAATTTCACCCACATTGGGACGCGAGCCCACAGTTCAGCACAATTAAAATCACGGATCACACTGCGCAAACCTGCAAAGAATGAAGAGTAGCGTACACAACGGTACTCAGCAATGACGTACAACAGCTTGCGGCCCCTAGGGGATAGTTTGTCCCAAAATTCGCGCAGTGCTTCAGCAAGGGCTTCATTCTTGTTTTGTGAGGTCACAGTGCCATCCTCATGGAGCTTGGTCATGTCAACCAGACTGATAAACTCATTTAGCAGTGTATTGTCAATTTCCTCAACTAAACATGACAAATTTAAGGCTGAAATGTAGTGGCAAATGGTGGCATTGTTGAGTGCAAATTTAATTGCCAACCTCTCCTCCTGAGTCCAATTCTTATGGACAATTTGTCCATCTTGATCACACACAAAATCAGTTGAGTAGAACTCATACCCAGTGTCGACTAACCCCAACTCATTGTTTCTTCGTGTTGTTTCAACAAGTTCAGCAAAATTTGGAAAATGACCACCTTGCGAAACAATGCGCTCTACAGAAAACAAGTAAGAAGCCTCGCCAACACCAGCTTGCGCAGCAATAGGCTCTTCCGCTAACATTTCAATTCGAGCTCGAGGAACTCGTGTCCTGAGTTGGCCATCAACGCGCACAAATTCATGAGAAAAATTTCTCCCAATGTTGCGCAATGCTTCACTCTCTTTTTCACGGAAAGCAGTTGCCGTGTTAACAGCGAAGGCAATGGCCTCGAAAAAGTTCATTCCTGTCGTGTCAGGACTCTTTTCCATCATGGGCCTGAGCGAATCCTTCACAGTAAAAAGCAGATTATCATAGCAAGCTGCGGGATTGTAGGGCACGTCAGGGTTCTGGTGCACCTCAAACACAAGATGTCGCCTTCGCAGAAAGGCGTCTTCACTAGCCAAATCAGCTCCAGGATTTGCATATGTTCTGTTGGTGCACAAAATCATGTATTTGGAGTCAAAAGGACGACCTTTATCCTCAACAGCTGCCATTGGTAGCATGTACGGATTGCAGGAGACGAGTTGTATAAGATTTTCTTCATCAAACCTACCATTCTCCTGTTTTGTTTGCCCAAAATCATCAAACACTACCATGGGTTGGCGCGTATAGTTGGACCAATATGCATCACCACCGTTTCGGGAGTAGATTCTGTCCACCTTTGACTCCCCCATCTCATCCAGAAAGGCTTCGGCAAATGGACGTGCCATCGTGGATTTTCCAGTGCCAGGACCCCCCATAAAAGTGATAACAAATGGGGTGGCCCTGTATTTGTTACAGAGATTGCTTTTCTTTAAAGAAGTGTAGAAATCATTCAGTTGTTTCTCCACGGCCACAAACTTTTGGCGAAAAATGTAGTTTGCTCCAGAATCATTCTGCATCAAATATTGCGAGATTGTTTTGCCTTGATCGACAAGAGTGCGGGCCTCGGACATAATATCTTGCATATGCCGGGTAGTAGAATTACCTTCTACTAGTAGCTTCTCGCAATTGTCGATCCATTCAGTAACGCCAATCCCAGTGTGAATGAGGAGTGCTTGAGCAGCACCAGAGTATTGGGCATCAATTCGACCCAAATAAGAGAAGAGCCAAGTTGATAAAGACGACATCATTTTCGAACATTTTTCATAGCTATCCACACCAGTCTTAATGAAACTTGAAGCATAAGCCACGCGGAGAAAGGCATTCTTGGATTGGCCATCCATGAAGAAAGAAATTAGGCCAACCGTGGCAGCAAAGAAGCCAAGGTCGGCTACTCCACTCTGTGCAGCAACATCAGCAGCTTCATCAAGGTTAGCAGGATCTCCACTGAAATCAGCACTCTCATCATCACAGCCAAAGAATCTCTTTATCAGATTTAAAAAGTCTGTTTTATCACGCTTGGTCATCATCAGCAATGCACATCCAAATTCTTTTACACCAATTATGCAGCAAACGCCGGCAATAATCTCAATGAGTCTTGCAGAACTCATTTGGTGTTCTGGGGAAAAACAACCAATGATGCGATTAACCAGATAGAATACACACGCCGTGAGCAAGCTCCCAAAGATAAGAGGCATGACATAACTAAAGTGTTGAAGAATGTCACCCAACTTATTAAATGCATTTTTGAAAAATGCAGTGACCTTGGCTCTGATGGCAGACAAAACAGCACATGAATTTTCCACCACACCTGCAATCCAATCGAAAGCGCTCAAAATTCGATCGAGAACCTGATCAAATTTTGAGAAAATAGATCCCAGTGATGAATAAGATGGTGCAGCAGCACAAAATTTCGCAATTAACTTGCCAGCTAAATTGCGACCAAGCTCGAAGCAAGCCCCATCCATCAAGCCTTGACATGTCTCATGCTCCACGGCTATGTCATCATCAAACATACCAGTAACAAAATAGCCACTCATAATTCTTCGAGTGGCATCCGCATCATGCAGGGCAGGCATGATTGAGCGGTGTGTGACAGCCAGATATAACATGGCCTCATCAAGATCCTGGGGATCAGAATCTTCAGTAATGAGGTCACGATTTCTCAAAATAGCCTCTTTTATAATTGGGAAACCAGGCAGGGTTTGGATGGAATCAATGCAGTCATATTGATACTGCAAGATCTCTGCCTCAGAGGGATTTTCTCCCAAGTGTTGTTTTAGGTTGGCGAAATTCAGTTTTTCCATTAAGGACATTGGAGGGAAAGAACCAAATTAGAACAACTTTACAGAGAAAGGAGAGAAAGTAGTGGGAAAGAAATTCCAGAGCCTGTTTGGCGCACCACACGGTGTCAGGTTGGATTTGCCGTAAAATAGAAGGGACAGTTTATAAGAACTAATGAAAAACGGAGTCGCTTAAGGATCAGTAAGAACCAAAAGCAAGGAAAG